ATTTGGACGAGAGTCAATAAGCTCGTCGTTAATGTATTCTTCGATACGATCATCAGTCAAGATTTCGGTGTAAGTGTATACCTGGCGTGTTCCCTCAACTGAAGTTCCCCAAAAGCGGTACTTTAGTTTAAAACGAATTAGACGAGAACGGTCATGCGGGTGAAATTCTGGGAAACAAAAAGAAGAATTGAGAGGAAGAATACGTACACGTCCTGGATGTGGACGGCCGGTAGAATCTTCGTAGGCTTCTTCATAGGCTACTTTAATAAAGCAGTCGCCTGATACGCCACCTTGTTGACCCATTTCCCACAAAATACCATGCTTGTCATTGTCAATTTCCCATACACGCTTTAGCATGTCTGGAACGATTGCTTCAGTCTGCACAGGGCTGCGGAACATAACGCCACGGCTAAAAGTAAAGTTAATAATAAAATCTGTAAAAGCACGGTAATAGTTATATACCATCTGTGACTCGCCAATTTCACGGCGGTAAGACCAGTGGTGTCCTAGATACATTGCCCAGTTAAGTGAATAACGATTTAGGCGTGGACCGTGTACTTCAAATTCTTCATCAGCAAGTTCCACTAGACCTAGTGGTGAAATGGAGATGGTTAAGTCAGATGACGCCGCCCTATAACTGGGAGGTGAAAAATCCATACCACCGCTCATTGATTACATCCTGACTTCATAGTTGCCCCCAACTTAAACGACGAAACCTGATTGTTTCTTCTTTTTTTCTTCTAAAGCTTTTTTACGTTTTTCTTTCTCTACTTCTTCTTGCTTAAAGTCACGTAGCTTTGGATCAACTTCTTTAATTGAATCTACAAAGCCCCCGCCTTGTCTTGCGTATTCATTTCCAAACCACTTAGCAGCTGGAAAACTTAATCCATTTGTTTTATGCGAAGGATATTTTGCTTTAGCTTGCGCTAACAACATATTGTACAACTTTGGATTATTAGGTTGTGCCATGTTCTCCTCCTATATAGGTCTCCAGCTCCGGAGAAAGGGGTACAGAGCTGGAGACCAGTATAGTCTATCGTATTTTTTAGTCTAAGACTGAAGCTGGGTTCATACGCTCCTGGCGGGCGCCATTACGTATAACCTCTTCGATAACGACTGTAGAGTGATCTCCAAAATTACCTTGTGCGAATTCGCCTAGGTATGTTGGAGCTTCTACCCATGCAGCTGAACCAACGTGAGCACGCTCACGCATTGTCTCATCTGCATACTTTTCAAATACGTTTGTATTGTGGTTAGGACGTCCTTCTGGAGTGTCATAACCTTGATCCAAACCAAGTTGGAAATCATTTGGTACATCTGTGTCTGTTGCAATACCTTCTTCAAAACGAAGTGGGCCACGTAGGCCTGGTGTTGCAGGTGACATCTTACGTTCGTAAGTTGCGCCTACCTTCTCAGGGAACTGAGGTGTTGGGGCGATATTTTCTACTGCCATTTTTTATTCTCCTATAGGATTGGGATTGAGGTCCTCAGGTATTATTCTCGCTTCTATTTAGGCATTAGTCAGCCTAAAGAGGTACTTTTTAGAAGAAAGGACTTGCTGAAACTTCAATTGTTGGCATAACTAGTTCTTGGGTAAGGGAGCATGCTAATGCTAACGAGTCCACAAAGTCATCATGGGCATGTACCTCATCTGGAGCAGCTACCAAAAAGTTAGGGCCTTTATACTGAACTTCGGCATCCGTCATCTGTTGGTAGAACTTTTTCCAAATACGTAAACGACGGGTCTTAGCATGTGAGGGCCAAGAAACCATCTGACGTTGAATTAGCGCCTGAAGATGCTTCCAACGCTTTGATTGTTCTGTAGGGCTAGATGTAACTGGAATTACCTCTGCACGAGGCATTAAGACTTTTAATCTTCCAGCCACTGCATCACCTACACCATTAGCATCAATTCCAATTGCAAGCACATCGTAAGATGACAAGAACTGTTGAATTTGGAAATATTGTTCTTCCCAATCATCGCCCTGCATTTCAAGCCAATTTAATACTCTATGATCATAGTAGCCGTATTCGTCTGGACGATCCCAGTCTACCCACACTACTGTTACTACAGTTGAGTCCATCTTTCGTGCTGGGTCAATACCCACGACAACCGGTGATCTATGCCAGCTTTTAACAATTTCTTGGGAAGTATCTCCAAGGTCATCCATAATTGAGGATGTAACGAACATACCTCTTTCCAGCAACCACTTACAGTTGTAAGATAGCTGGAACTCATCAGAGTCCTCATTAATGCGTAGCATTTCTTTCTTAATAAACTTTTCATAGTTAGGGTTTACCTTTGCCACATCTCGCCAGTCCCACTGGAAATGGTTCTGTCTTGCATTGCGGCTAGTTTGTCTACGCTTGTTAAACTGAATAGCTTTATAAAAGTTGTTTTTGTGGGTGGTAGGTGTTCCTGTCTTAACCATAGTAGCGTTGTAATACGCACCCATAGGAGCAATAGATTTAGCCACTACAAAGTCATCTGCTTCTTGACACTCATCAATAATTATAAGGTGAAACGACTTAGATTCAATCTTAGCTCTAGGGTTAGCTGTCATCATCATAAGGCTACTGCCTGAATTCTTAAGACGGATGTTTCTTACTACGCCAGGAGTTTTAGAGACCATATCGTCAATTTCTGGGTCACCCAATACGTCTAAGGCAGACTCACTAGTTAGGCGAGATACTGTACGGGAGTAAAGAGTTTCTACCTGTGACTGAACTGGGGCAAACATTCCCACCATAATTCCATCACCAAATTTACCCATTAACTCTGGGTACATTTTGGCTAGGCGTGGAAGGATAACCATAAGGGTTGCAACCGTATTAGCGATAGTTTCTGACTTACCGCTCTGACGAGAAGCTAGGGCTGTGATTTCTTCACCATCGTTAATAATTACTGATTCAATCAATCTACGGGCAAGAGGCTGTTGATATGCGTGTAACTCATGTCCTACCAATACTTTCATAAAGCCCATGATCTTTTCTACAAGAGCTTTTACAAACTCTTTTGAAAGTTCATCTAAACCGTCGTCTTCAACTTCTTCTGGTAAAACATTACCGTCTTCGTCAAAGTCTTCCGGTTCTAGCTCATCAAACTCACCAGTGGTCACAGATTATGTCTTTCACTAAGGGTATCTAAAATAGCGCTAAGAGACTCCGCACCTAAACGTGCCTCAGCTAAATTATCCTTATATTGTGTCTTTTGCCAGGCAGATAGATTACGACCAACTGAGTACATAATTTGATCCGTCCAAGTAAGAAGTTCTTGCGTAGGTAGGGAATTTACCCTACGTTGAATTTTAGTTAATTCTTTTACGGTTTTGCTTTTTCTTTTAAAGATCTTCATAAGGTGCCCCAAATCTAATTATGTCCCAATCAACTTCTTCTTGTTTCATGCTACGGCCATTAACTGCATTAGTTAATGCTTGACTTTCAGTATAGCGCTTAATCCATTTACCAATAACAATAGATTTTCTTGTTAAAGGAAGTCTTAAACACCAACCCTTACCAAAACGGTATGGTTCGTCAATTTCTTGTGTTTCTGCACGTTCTAACACTACTGGTGGTTTTACTGGGTAAGTCATTAAATGCCAGTAAAACTTCCCAACATCATGCGTCTTCGCCATCTTCTTCGCCCGTTCCCTCGCACCAGTGGTCTGGCACTTCATGCTCTAATACTATCACAGCACAGTCTTTACAACGAAAAAGCTTAGGTGATTTAAACTCAGTCTGTGCTGTAGCACCCCGTGAATGCTCTTCATCGAAGGGGGTGTAGTCGCTAATAATTTCAGGTTCAATAAATAACTCTGCCGGAAATGGTCCTCGTGGTGCATGAGAACTAGATGGTACAGGATGGCCTTGTTTTGTAACAATTCTTTGTACTATTCGCATTTTTGCCCCTTTTAAGTGTTGTGTGATATATCTTACACTATATTTTGGTTTGGTGGTTGCACCAACCCTGTATTTACTGATAGTATTGATATAGGGACAGGAAACTGCCCCAACACTAACTACGTAACAAAAGGGTTGCAACTAGCTTGGCAGACAGACGCTGAGCTATTTTTTATCTAGTGACAGTAGGTAAAAGATTCGGGTTGGCCTTCTAGCCTAGGAGATAGTGTGAACGTT